TTCCCTACCAAATATAGAGCAGATAGTGCATTTAAGACAGCAGGATATGTCAGAGAAAGTGACGTACAATGGACTGTAAAAAATAAAGATGACATTTTAACACTTGATTTGCAAGAAGTAAAACAAGGAGATTATATTTGGGTTACATTTGAAGGCCAAGAATGGAATGTTTATAAGCACATAGGTACACAATTTAGAATTACAACAGCAACGCCACTTGGCACTACAGCAATACTTACACTAGACAAGTTATCAAACTTTGTAGAAGGTGATATTATAGGTATTATAGATGTTGTAGATATAGACGGATTTTATAAAGTAGTCTCGAGTGAACTTAATCAAGTAACTATAGAACTAGGTGAAGCATCTTTAACACAAGAAGAAACTGGATTGTCAGGTACAATAACTAAATTTGTTTCTAATCGTGTAGCAACTCTAACAGATTCTAACCAGTATGCCGAAAATAATATTGATCCTGGAGAGTTACTGTGGATTGATAATATAGATAATACATTAACTGGAAAATGGAATGTAATTAAAGCAGAAGGATCGTATAACTTCGACGAAGACTTAGTTAATCCAACTATTACAGATCAAAGTTATGGTGAAAGTATTACATCGCAAGATGATGGAACATTTGTTGCTGTTGGTTCACCGTTAGACGGAGACGGAAAAGTTTATGTTTATAAACGAGAAGATGACGGAAGCACTGTAAATGGAACTCTTTCGTTAGTACAAACAATTCAACCTACAGAAAACTTTTCAGCAGGAAGTAGTAAATTTGGCGAAGCTGTTACTATGTCTCCAGATGGAAAATATTTAATTGTAGGAGCACCTAATTCAACATATGTAAAAAGTGCATATAAAGATAACTTTAATTTAAGTTCAAATTATACTAGAGGTTCTATAGTTCAATATAATAACAGCCTTTATAAAGCAAGAAGAACAGTAAAAGCAAGGACAGACAATGTTGTCTTTGGAACATTTGATAGTGCAAGTAGGTGGCGTTCTGAACTATACAAATTGTATGGCGATTATACAGATATTAAACTATTAGCAACAGGTGATGTACCTCTAATAGATACGACTACAGATCATATTCTTGTAAGAGCTCCTATAGATGCTTATGAAGGAAGTAATATAGGAGATAGATTATATTTAGGATGGGATAACATTTCTCATAACTATAATCCAATTTCAGAAGTTTCGATTGTTGGTATAGATTTATCAGCATCTCCGATGAAACTAATTACTGATACAGCTCATAACTTAGAGGATAACGATGAAATAATCATTACTGATGTTCCTAACGATAATATTACAATTCTTGTAGATCAGTTTGATAATAGTGATCCTAATATTCCTTTTGATACTTTAGAACAAGAAGGTGTTAAGGGTTTAGAAAATGTTAAATTCTTTGTAAAAGTTTTAGGCAATGATTATTTAGAGATATACTACGATGAAGATTTAACACTTCCTGTTAATCCTAATATAGGGTTTAGTGGAGAGCCTATAGGTCCTAGATTAGGTTCTGGAGAGTTAGCAAATCCTCTAGGCGGAGATTTTAACGGATTTCTAAGAAAAATTAATAAGCCGTTTAATAATAAATTGCCAGGTATTGATAAAACTTTCTTTGAAACTAATGTTCATACTATTAGAAGAAAAGTCGAAGAAGTATTTTATGTCGTAGATCCATTAAACATTCCGAGTGTCTCTGCAGGAGATACAGTAACAACACCAACAGGTAATGCTACTGTTGTTTATGTAAAAAATGAACTAGGTCGTCTTGTTGTATACGCAAACGATAAAAATGGTATTTTTGAAGAAACAGGAACTTTATATATTAATGATACATTCTTAATTGGAGAATATACAAGACCTTTACACGAGCCAGTAGACCGAAGCTCTATTTTAGGCGGCTATTGGGAAATTGCAACAGGATTTAATTACAATCCAAATGGTATAATAACAGATAATGGGCACGGACTTGTTATTAAGGATATAAAAAATAATTTTGATCCTAATACTTTTTCAAATCCAGATGCAACATGGCACGAAAGTGTAGACATATTACCTTATAAAAACTCTATAGATACTAGATATGAAATACCTGTAGAAATTCTAGCAGGTGTTGACAAGCCCTTCCAAAAAGAAACAGATATAGTTAGAGTGTTAAGTCACCAATCTAGAGGTATTGCTGGTGCCGGAACACAGACATTTTTGGATAATAGATGGATAGTTAGACTTCCTAAAAATGTCTCAGATAAAGCAACTTCGGCGTTTAATGATCCTCAATCGCCATCTCCTTATATTGGAGTTTGGCTAAACGACATTCCTGGTACATCTGGTACATTACCTGATTTATCTGCAAAAGGATTTGGCGATAATCCCTACAATATAATTAACAAGGTTCAAGTACCGGTAGATTTATGGGATGGATATATTGACTATGATATTTTTGCTGAGATAGATTTAGTTCCGGGGGATATTGTTCGTGAAGGAACTACCGGGGCAACAGCAGAAGTTGTGCTTTATCAAAGAGATCTCGATAAAGCAAGAATATATGTAAAGAATGTTACAGGTGATTTTAGCTTTGGTTCTAGATATATTGATGGTTTGGCTCCTACTTCAATGTATCTTAATAAGGATGAAGGTAACGGACAATTAAGAAGAATAGGAACTACAGAATCACGACAGCTTGCAGATTCTGATATAGGTAAAATAGCAGTTTTCCAACATACAGAACAACTTCCATTGCCTGAGAGATTTATTTTGCCATTAAATGCAAATGTTTCAGATGAAATAGGTATCTACGAAACAGAATTTATATCTGGCATTGAATATTTAACTTGGATAGAAGAATTCAAACCTGGACTTCCAAGAACACCATTGGTTCCTAGTAATTCAAATAATGACTGGGAAGAAGTTGATAATATTCCTATTAATACAAATAGGACAGCTAGTGAAGTTGTAAGAGAAGGTGCATTTTTCGTATATGAAAAAGACGATGTACTTGACAGATATAATTTTATTAACGGATTTATTCTTCCTAATAGAGAAGAAGGTAGAGAACTAGCATCTTCTTTAAAAATTATTCAATCTGGAGATTTTTATAAGTTAGTAATAAACAGCAAAGAAACGCATACTAACGATATTACTACAAATCCAGGTAGAGGAAGATTGTATTTTGTTGTTAATGGTACTGACATTTACGGAAAAACTTACAATTGGACAGTTGGTAGAGATACTAACTTTAAAGGTATTTACAGTAATGTTTCAGATTATTATCAAGATCAAATAGTAGTATACAACAATGTATTTTATAGAGCACTTACAAATATACAAGCTGAAGAATTTAATAGCAATAAATGGAAAGTCTTAGGTGACCATGTTGACTTTATAGGATACTTGCCTAATACCACAGGGTTAGTTATACCTAGTGACATTGAAAGTATTGCTGACTTAACAACTACAGCATATGGCAGAACATTTGATATTAGTGATTCTGGAAATATATTAGCAACGATTGCAGAATACAGCGACAGAAATAAACTAGTCATATACAGACTTAAAAATTCTCACTTTGAAATTATACAAGAATTTGATGCTCCTTTGGAAGCAAGAAGTTATGGAGAGTCTGTTGTAGTTTCTGATGACGGAAATATTATTGCTGTAGGAGCACCTAACACAGACGCTGATCAACCGTATCAAGGTAGAGTGTATGTCTATAAAAATGTAAACGGTACATACCAGCAAAGTCAAATACTTAATAGTCCTAATAAGGAACAGACAGAAGGTTTTGGAATAAATCTTGGTTTTGACGGAAATCAGTTAGTAGTAACAAGTGCAAGAGGTGATATTATATTAGACACAACCTATGATAGGTTCCAAGATACTAGTAATACCCTTGGCAGATATGTTAATGATCCTAATAGTCCGTTATCACCAGTTGAAACTATTTTTGATAAAGGGTTTACTAAATTTGCAAAACGTATAGTAGACAGCGGTGTTGTTTATATCTACGAAAATATAAACAATTCGTTAGTTTACGGTCAACGTTTAGAATATACTGATTTTAGTGTTGTTAATTTTGGCAAGGATGTACTTGTTAAAAATAATAAAATCTATGTTGGGTTACCAACAATTAATAATGGCAGCGGCCCTGGTAAAGTCGCAGTTTATCATAGACAACAAGATCAAAAAATATGGAACGTAATAAGAAGCCCGATTGATCAACCCGAAGTTGACAAATTTAGAGGATCGTTTATATACAACACTAAAACAAATTTATTACTTTCAAGACTTGATATAATCGATCCTGTTGCAGGAAAAATTTCAGGCCTTGCTGAGCAAGAACTTTCCTACAAGACATATTTTGATCCAGCATTTTATAATGTAGGAAATCAAACAGAGAAAACAAAATATACTACCTGGGGCGAAAAGCAAGTAGGAGAACTATGGTGGGATTTAAGCACAGTCAAGTATGTAGATTATAATCAAGGCAGTGTTATATATTCTCAAAGTGTTTGGGGATCGTTGGCTACTGGGTCATCTATTGATGTTTATGAGTGGGTGGAAAGTAATATAGCTCCTGATGTTTGGGATCAACGTGCAGATACAAACCTTGGCTCAGCAAGAGGAATAAGCGGAACTTCTAAGTACGGAACTTCTAAATATGTTGAAAAAGATGTATACGATCCTATAAGTCAGGGATTTGTTAAGAAATATTATTTCTGGGTCAAGAACAAGCGAGTTACTCCTGATATAGAAAGTAGACGCCGTAGTTCATATGATGTTGCAAATATTATTAGAGATCCAGCAGGTCAGCGACTTAAATTTGTTACTATTCTTGGTAATGATAGATTTATTTTATATAATTGTAATAAGAGTCTTTCAGACTCAGATGTTGCAATTAATTTCCGTTATTGGACAATCGATAATCAAGAAAATAATATTCATAATGAATATCAAATTATTTCGGAAGGTCTGAGTACAAGTAAGCCTAAGAGTGTAATTGAAGATAAATGGATTGATAGTTTAATAGGTTCTGACAAATATCATAGACCTGTGCCTGATCCAACGTTAAGTGTAAAACAAAAATACGGATCTCTTAATAGACCGAGACAAAGCTGGTTTGTAAATAGACAAGAAGCATTAAAACAATATGTAGAAAGAGTTAACAGAGTACTTAAAGATCAACTTATATTAGATAATTTTGACACAACAAAATTATTTGAAAAAGATCCTGTTCCGACTTTTATTTCCGGGCATTATGATACTGCTATCGATACTGAGCAAGAATTAGAGTTTGTTGGTACAGTACGTGCTGCAACAGCTATATTACAGCCAGTAATCGAAGATGGTGTAATTACTAGTGTAACTATAGTTAATGGTGGCCGAGGATATAGAATAGCACCTACTATTAAAATTAATGGTACAGGTGAAAACTTAGAACTAAAACCGATATTAAATAATTTAGGTATTATTACAAGTGTTGAAATTATTAATGGCGGCACAAACTACACCGATAGTCTTACACTTACTGTAAGACCGTTAAGTGTTCTTGTACGTGCAGATAGCACTAATAACGGAGGTTGGACAATTTACGGTTGGAATCCAGATACAAGAGTTTGGTCTATTACAAATAAACAATACTATGATGTATCTGAGTTTTGGAAATATAAAGATTGGTATTTAACTGGTTACAGTGCGTTAACAGGCATAGACTTTTTAATAGATGATTATTATCAACTAAGCGGGTTAAATGATGATTTAGGCGATATTATTAAAATCTCAAATGTAGGTTCCGGTGGATGGATATTACTTGAAAAAATTGTTAATCTAGATTCTCCTGATCTTAGTACAGGTTATAGAACAGTTGGTCGTGAAGGCGGCACAATTGAATTTTTATCTAAATTATATCTCGAAGATGATAATGCAGTCGAATTAAGAAAGATTATTGAAACAATTAGAGATGATATTTTTGTAGATGAGTTAGCGGAGGAATATAATCAACTATTCTTTGCAAGTTTACGCTATGTGTTTGCAGAACAGAATTATGTAGACTGGGCATTTAAAACCAGCTTTATTAAAGCAAAACATAATGTTGGAACATTAGAACAACGTACTACATTCCAAAATGATAACTTAGAAAGTTACGAAGATTATGTAAACGAAGTTAAACCTTATAAAGCTAAAATACGTGAATATCTATCATCGTACGATACAATTGATAATACTCAGAGTGTTACCACTGATTTTGATCTTGCTCCGTTCTATGATAAGGAATTAAACAAGATTGTTGCTCCTGAAGTTGCAATTCAAGACGGAGTACTTATTGGAATAAATTTTGATGAAACATTATATCCAGCAAAACATTGGCTTGATAATTTTACATTTGAAGTTGAAGCAATAGAAATACAAGATGGCGGAACCGGATTTACTCAAGTTCCTAATGTAATTATATCAGGCGGTGGCGGAACCGGAGCAAAGGCAAAAGCATTTATTGGTAGCGGAAGTGTTAAGTCAATAGTTATCACTGATCCAGGATCTGGATACACTAGTCCTCCTTCTGTAGAAATAGTTGGAACACAAGAAGATGGCGGATTACAGCCTAGACTTTCTGTTATACTAGGTAATAATAAAGTTAAACATTATAGTATTACGCAAAAGTTTGATAGAACTTCGCCTAACTACGAGTTTTTAAACTTATCCGAAGTTGAAGAATTCACAAGTGGCGGCATTGAACTTAAACTAACTTTAAAATGGCCAATGGATTTAACTAGAGCAAACATTAAAGTTTTCTTTGACGGGACTGAAGCACTAAGTAGTGAATATTCTTATAATAATGAAACTATAAAGCAGAAACAAGGTACTAAAACTTACACTAGACAATTGGGTTATATTACACTAACACAGGCTCAACCTGTAGGAACAGTTATACGTGTTGAATATAACAAGAGCTATAATTTATTAAATGCAGCAGATAGAATTAATACGTTATACAATCCTGAAACAGGTCAGTATGGTAAGGATTTAGGACAGTTAATGTCTGGTGTAGACTACGGTGGAGTAGAAGTAAGGTCTTTTGAATTTGGTTCTGATTTAGGATTTGATTCTCAACCTTGGTATACATCAGCCTGGGATACGTATGACGAAAACTTTGAAGATGAAACATTTTATACTGACGGTAGCACTAAGAGATTTCAACTAAGCAAGCCGTTAGAAGCAGGTGAACAGTATAATGTTTACATTAATGGTATACGAGTTGACGATGTTAACTATGACGGTAGTACTAGAACTTATCTTGCAGAAGACGGCGTTACTATAGTTGCTTTAGGAAATCCAAACGCAATAATGAAAACAGTTACTACTGAAGAATCAAGTTATGTAACTGACATTGACGACGATGGTAATCCTAGATATTTTGTTGTAATAGAAAATGTTGAAGAATTTGAAGAATACTATACTGATACAGCATTTGAAGCACCTAAAGATCAAGTAGTAGTAATTAGAAAAGCATCATCAGACGGTAGTTTCTTACCTGCTTCTGGTTTTGATAGTTTGATCGAAGGTGGAAATCTTGCATATGGTACTGCTACAGGGTTAGATGCAGCAGACATTACAATTGACGGCGATGGCTTTATTACTCCAACTACATCGGCAGGACCGGAAGAATTAGTTCCAGGACAATTACTTGACACATTGGATATGAAAGTTTACGATCGTGCAGGAGATGGAAGCAGTCTAATTACAACAAGAAATTATACTGCAACTGCAAATATTAATCAAGAATTTTTCTTAGAAACATTACCGCATAATAAACAAGCAGTTATTGTTAAAGTAAACGGATCTATACTAGAAGTAGACGAGGATTACGAAATTAACTTTGTTGAAAATAAAGTTGTTATGAATAATCCGTTAACAGTAGGAGACAGAATTAACATTTCGTCAATCGGAGACAACGGCGAAGCATTAATTGATATTTCGGCCTTTACTGGAACAGGCGAGAAGTTAGAGTTTATTACTAATGTAGTTTATAGAGAGAATTTATCTTCGTATATAACAATTGACGGTGTAAATGCTAGTGCTAGTATCTATGAAACAGATAACGGTATGCTAGGCTTAAGATTTGTAACTGCACCGCCAGCTAATTCATTTATACACTATTCGTTATTTGACGCAACAAATGCTGTTTCTGGCATAACATCTTATAGTGAAATTACAATAGATAAACATATTGGTGACGGAAGTACTGTAATATTTAATACAGATCCTGCTCCGTTTAGTAAATTGCCATTAAGTCATAATATTGTTGTTAGAGTTGATAACAAAATATTGTATCCAGGATATACACAGCATTGGTTTATTGAATCAGGAAGAGAGTATCCATTAGATAGTGCGCAGTTTGGACCTAGTACATTGAGTCCAGACCAAGTAGATGTGTATATTAACGGTGAAAAACTAGGATTATTAACAGATTATCGTTGGGACTTTGCAAATACTCAGGTTGTATTATTTGACAACGTAGGGCAAATAGGCGACGATTTAGAAATATTTGTTCCTTACACTAGTGAATATTCATTCTCTCAAAATACAGAAGTAATTTTAGCAAATGTAAACGGGTCGTTTGTGCCTGGCGAAACAGTTGAAATAGGTACAGGCGATAGTACAATTATTTCTGCTACAGTAAAAACTTATAATAATAATAGATTAGAATTAATTGGACCATATCCTGAGTTAGTAGAGCAATTTGATGACGATCCAAGCATACCAGTAGAAGGAACCGAAAGCGGTGCAATATCTAATAACATGCTTAGTGTTACATTAATTGAAGCAGGTGATAACATAGTACTCAATGATATACCGGCTCAAGACGCAGAAATTGTAATTTATAAATTTAGCAAACATGATATCCAAGATTTGCAGATTGAAACAAGAGTTAATGCAGCACAAGGAAACTTAGTTGCTGGAACTGATGATTATTATGACTTTAGAAGGTTAAATAATGGCCTAATAAAACTAAGACAACCTGCGATAAGTACAGCGTACTTGTGGGTTACACTAAACGGTGAACTGCTTACACCTAATGTTGATTATAGACTTTCAAAGATGGACGAGTATGTTCAAATTATAAGAAAAGTAGAACCGGATGATAGAATACAGGTTATACACTTTGCAGGATCTAAGACTAACGCTAAGTTTGGTTATAGAATGTTTAAAGATATGCTGAATAGGACACACTACAAGCGTCTAAACCAAGATAAAGTATATCTTTTAGCACAGCCATTAGGTATAACTGATAAAGTTATTGAGCTAGACGATGCAACAGGATTGACTTTACCTAGTACAGAACTTAATATTCCGGGTGTATTATTCATAGATGGTGAAAGAATTGAATATTTCCAAGTTGACGGAAATACAGTAAGCCAGTTAAGAAGAGGCACACTCGGAACAAGTCCAAAACTTTCGTATATTGCAGGTACTGAAATAATGGATCAGGGAATAACTGAGTCTATTCCTTATACTGACGAAATGGTTACACTAATTAAGTTAGAGGACGAGTCAACACAAATAGTTTTAGATTGGATTCCTACAAAGGGAGTAGACGAATTTGAAGTTTTTGTAAGTGGTAAGAGATTACGTAAGAATGCTATTAGTGCTTATCAATTCCAAAAAGTAGATTCCGACGGCAATCTAATACAAGACTTTATAAACCAAGACAGTCCGGAGGGCGATACTATATTACCTCCGGAATTTGAACTTACTATTACTGACGACAATGTTGCAATTATTACATTGTTAAACTCTCCTGAAGCAAATAGTAGGGTGCTTATTGTAAGAAAAATAGGCAAATTGTGGCAAAACCCAGGAGAACAATTAAGATATGCAAAAAATTCTATTGCAGAATTCATACGTGGAGCAACAACTGAGTTACCTAAATAAATACAGTAGCAGGAAAATAACATGACAGACAAATTTGAAGATCTAAACGGAATATTATTGCAGGGACACATTAAGATACACGACCCTACTAGTGGCGAAGTTCTTATCGACAAACGCAATGCTATTCATTATGAAAACATGAGTATAGCATTAGCAGAGTCTCTTGCTAATGCCGGACAAGGGCCAATATATAAAATGGCATTTGGAAATGGAGGGACTAGTGTTGATCCTACAGGCATTATTACATACCTAACTCCAAACAGTACAGGCTCTAATGCAAGTTTATACAATCAAACGTTTAATAAAGTAGTAGACGACCAAGCTGGTAACAACACTGATCCTGTAAGAAACAGGATTGAAACTAGACACGTTAGCGGCACAAACTATACAGATATATTAGTTACTTGTTTGTTAGACTATGGCGAACCTAACGGTCAAGATGCTTTCGACACTGCTACTGATACAGAAAGTTTATATGTATTTGATGAATTAGGATTAATAAGCCAAGGTGTTGACGGCACAGACGGCAGATTGCTTACACATGTTATTTTCCATCCAGTACAAAAATCATTGAATCGTTTGATACAGATTGATTACACTGTTAGAGTACAAAGTTTAACTGGTTTTAGCGAGGTGTAATAAATGGCATACGAGATTAGATATTCAGACTTTGTTAACAAGGGTAGTATTGTAATTGAAGATAATACAATCAACCAAGAGACATCATTAAAACTTCCTGGACGTAATACTACTGCATATGGTTCTAGTATCGCAGAAAACTTTTTGCATCTATTAGAAAACTTTGCAGCACCAACACAGCCATTAAATCCAGTTGAAGGTCAACTGTGGTATGATAACAGCCCCGGTGTTGATCAACTTAAACTTTGGGACGGAAGTTCGTGGGTAGCAGCTGGTGGTTTAAAACGTGCAAATATTGCTCCTGATGCTGCAAACTCAGTAATTGGCGATTTGTGGGTTGATACAGATAACCAACAGTTATACTTATTTGCTGGTTCTGGATGGGTATTGGTTGGACCAGAATTTGCAGAAGGACTAGCTACTGGTTCAAGACCAGGACAAGTTATATCAACAAATAACGAAACGTTTGACGTTGTGTTTATAGAAGTAAAAGGACAACCTGTTGCTATTGTTGCAAGTGAAGCATTTGAACCAAAATCTACAATCGAAGGTTTTGAAAACGGTCTTCGTCCAGGTATAAACCTGTCAAGTGCTGACATTACAGGCGATGGCATACCTCAGTTTAACGGAATTTCAGAAAAGGCCCTTAACTTATTTGTTCCAGGACCTTCAGAATTAACTAGTACAACTATAACAGCAGCAAACGTGATGCGAAAAGATGCTGAAAATATTTCAAACTATGGATTAAAAATAAAAAATAGTGGCGGACTTTCAGTAGGTATTAGTAACGAATTAAAAATGTATGTTGATGGACAAGCAGGTGTATTTCAACATGAAATAAGCGGATCAACATTACAAATAAGAATGAATAATAGCGGTAACAATACTACTGTTGTTACTGTTGATAGTACAGAAAAAGTAGGTATCAACAATGTTAGTCCGCAGCAAGAATTAGACGTTAACGGCACTATACAGACTAACGAACAGCTACGTATTACTTCATTAACTGATAGTGGAAGCATCGCAGGCGGAACGATTGTAACCGCTGGCGGAGCAGGAATTGCTAAAAACTTAGCAGTTGGAGGTCAAGCTAAAATAGAAGGTCCGTTAACTGTAGGTAGAAATAGAGATTCTATTCCTGCAACAAGTGTTGATTTAACAGGTCTAGGCATTTCAGATTTAAAAACTGTATACAATGCAGCAATTCTTCCAGATCAAAACAATTTAAGAACAATCGGGGTACCGGATAGAGTATTTTCTCAAATATATTCTACAGAATTTGTAGGAAGTTTAAGAGGAGATGTTCAAGGATCGGTATCGGGACGTTCAGGATTTGCTGATAGACTTTCAGCTCCGACTATATTTAGAATGACAGGACAGGTTACTGCAAACAATGTAACATTTGATGGACAACAAGGTACTGTTACGTTTAATACAGTAATTGATAACAACTTTATTGCAGATCAACCTTCAACAGAAGGCGCAGTTGGCAATCAAACGCCAGTTGCTTCTGATGGTACAGACGAATTTATTGTTAACAAAGGTGCAAAGGGTGTCTTTAAGATGCCGCGTAATAGAATCTTTGCAGAAATTAAAGGGTTAACGCCTATTGGAACTATTGTTCCATATGCTGGGATTATTGATGATCCTGATATTCCAATCCCACCAGGTTGGTTAGTTTGTGACGGTTCAAACTACCTAGTTTCTGCATATCAGCCATTGCATGATAAGATCAGATGGAGATTTAAATCACAGTCTCAAGTACAGGATGAAACAGGAGACGGCGAAAACTGGTTTGCTGTACCCGACTTACGTGGCAGATTCCCACTAGGTGCTGACAATATGGGCTCTAGAGGTGCTGCAAATAGAACAATTAATGATGCTGCTGATATATTAGGTGCATCAAGTGGACAAGAAACTAGAACATTAGAAATTAGTAATTTACCAGAACACGAACACAATATGGTTAATAACAATGGCGATGGATCACAGTTTTATGCATTTAGTGATGATGCTAATGCAGTCCAGGATTCGAAGACAAGACTTGTTACAGACTTAGTTGGTAACGATACAGGTGCATTGTACGAAGGTACAGGCGGTGTCGATACTAATACTTCATTGGGTCAACCTGTTGATATTATGAATCCGTTCTTAACACTTAACTACTTGATCTATGCTGGGGATGAACAATAATGGCTTATAAACTAAACAAAACAGATGGTACGCTTTTAACGGAACTAGTTGACGGACAAGTAGATACTACATCTTGCGATATTACACTCATCGGAAGGAACTATGTAGGTTTTGGTGAAGCACTTAATGAAAATTTAATTAAGATACTTGAAAACTTTGCAAGCACAGCTACACCTAATACTCCTGTAACAGGGCAATTATGGTACGATACCGGTGAGGGAAGATTAAAAGTTTACGACGGAACTGCGTTTAAATCCAATGGTCCTATTATTAGTAATGTACAACCACAAATGGTTGCTGGCGATATATGGATTAATAACGCAACAAACAAATTATACTTTTATGATGGAAGTGATTTAGTATTAGTAGGACCTCAATACAGTGCAGCACAAGGGCTTTCAGGATTTGAAATAGATACAGTACGTGATAGATCATCAGTTGACCACACTATTGTTAAGTTGTATGTAGGCGGAGTTCTTGTAGCACTAATTAGTGATGACGAATACTTACCAACAGTTATTGAACAAACAAGGTTAAATATCACAGGTAGTATACAAAAAGGTATCAACATTATTGATGAAGATAACTTTAGATTTTACGGTGTTTCAGATGCAGCTAACTCTCTCATTACAGACGAAGTGGATCCTGCAACAGGATTAAGAAAACGTAAAACTGCTTCACAGTTTGTTGCTTCTGATGCCAACTCTGAAACTACTGGTTCTATTGCGATTAGAAACCAGTCAGGATTAACTGTTGGTAGATCAGGCGAGTCGAGATATTTTATATCGGGCGATTACACTAATATTCAAAACACTATTGTTAATAAAGGTTTTAGAGTAAGACTTCTAAACACAGAAGCAAACGAATACGATGCATTAATTTTAACAGCAGATACAAGAAGAATGGGTGTAAATCTGCTTACAGGCGATGCTCCTAGAGATACATTAGATGTTAACGGTAACGCTATTATTAGAGGTGATTTGACAGTTGAAGGAAGTAACACTACTATTGAAACTGCTACACTTACTGTTGACGATTACAATATTGAAATAGGGCACACTGACACTGTACTTACAATGGATACTGCGATTGCTTCTACACTTGCTGCACAGTTAGAAGCAGGAGAAATTATTACACAATCTAATTCAGGAGCAACAGCATCATTTAAAGAAATTAATGAAGCAAGGAATGTAATTACATTAGAACCACTTAACGGAGAATTTTTATCTGGTTCAGGTAATACATTAACTGCTAACAATGCAGGAATACTTTATCAGGCAGATTTAACTACCGAAGTGTATGCAGCAAGTGTTGCGCAAAGAAAAGATAGTACAGCTGATGGCGCAGGCATTATTGTTAAAGGTTTAGCTTCATTTAGTAATGCAAACGATAAACATATTAAATGGATTAATGATACAGTAAACGGCACAAACTGGGAAGTTAGCGATAACTTAAACTTAGTTAGTGGAAAGGTCTTTAAGGTAGATGACGTTACTGTAATGACTCAAGACTCATTAGGAGTTGCAATTGAAGAAGCACCAGGGTTAAGAGATGTAGGTATTATGGACAGATTAAGAGTTCATAATAGTATATTAATTGACGAGATAGGAAGTGTACCTACTTTAAAAGTTACCGGCACCGGTTTAACTATAGATAGTGGTGCAACTATTACAGTTACTAGTAATGGAAATCCTGTAAAAATTACAGGTCTTGCAACAACAGATCCAAACACAGGCGCACTAAGTGATGCAGCAAACAAAGATTATGTAGACACAGAAATTGAAAGTGCTCCGGTATCGATGACACTAGATACATCTGGAATGCCAGATGTAGGTTTTCCAACTAGCGAAGCACAAATTATTGACACACTTGACTTCTTGTATCCAGCTACAGAAAAAAGAGTTGGCACTGTTGCAAGAGTATATACTTACAGTTCAGTTGGTAATGTTTCTGGTATCGATGTTGAAGCAGCCATCCAATATAATTCAATAGGTGTAGACTTTAGTGATATTAGCGGTCCAGATGGCGGCGATTCAAACCAGCAGTTAGTAGAAGATATCGGCTTTACAGGTAATGCTTCTGGTATTGTTACTTTAGGTGTTACACGAGTTAAGCGTTACTATAGAGTTGCAAATACAGGTAGTAGCAACTTCTGGGAATCATACACACCATAAAGGGCAAAATACGATAAATACTTATATCGTAACAGGGGTAAAAACTAATGGCTTATACAATTTTTAAAACTGATAACTCCGAACTTACAGTTGTCGAAGACGGAACTATTGATAATAGTACCGATTTAAAACTGATAGGTAAGAACTATTCAGGATACGGCGAAATTCAAAATGAGAATTTTGTTTACTTACTAGAAAACTTTGCAAGTAGAAATCAACCACCTAGACCTATTGCTGGACAATTATGGTTTAATGTTGATTCTAACAAAATCGAAATATATGACGGAAATGACGAAAACGTTTTTGTATCCCTAGGTAACTTGCACATTGGACCTAAGCCTTCCGGTGCTGCTATTACAACTAACAATGTTAATAAAGGTGACATGTGGTGGGACGATGTTACGAATCAATTATATGCACATAGCGGATCTACAACTGGCGATCCTTTTGTATTAATAGGACCAAAAGCTGCGCAAAATGTTTTAACTGATGTAGTAGAGCAGACAGTTTTTGATAATTTATTAGTTGACGGCGACCCTACTCCAAACGATCATGCACATAAAATTTTAAGAGGATATGTCAACGACACAACAGTTTTTATTGTTAGTAATGATGAATTTACATTAGATAACGGTAGTGCAATTAGCGGATTTGATAGAATCAAAAAAGGTATTACACTAGTTAATACAGAAAACTCAAATAATGGTGTAACACAAGATAATTATAATTTCTGGGGTAATGCTTCTAATGCCTTACGTTTAGGAGGAGTTCTTGCTGAAGAGTTTGTAGAACGTTCTAACCCAGTATTCATAACTCAAGTTGACATTAACGATAACGACGGTATTAACATTGGACCAAACGACGAAGTAAGATTAAGAGTTGCAAATGGAGAAGCGGAATTACTTTCTACTATAAATGGTGGCAAACTCCATTTTAGTGTACAAGACTTACAAGGCACAACTATTAATCCTGCTACAGTTACAACAACAGGATTTAATCCAACACTAGATAACACTTTTGATTTAGGTACAAGTAGTTTAAGATGGAATGAAATTCACGCAACAAACTTTAAAGGTATTACTGATAAAGCAAATCTTGTATTGAGTGACGGTACATATAAAAGTGCTACAAAATCAAATACAAACGATACTTTAGTTACTAGAGATAGTGTCGGAGACATATACGGTACAGCGTTTAGAGGAACAGGTTTATTTAATTCTTCAGATGCAGCGGCTGCTGTTACTGCAAGAGTTACTCGTGCAGACAGTTTAAGAGTTGACGGGACAACAGACTATGTAAACGCTTCTGCAAGTGCTACAGCCGGAACAGTTGCACTAAGAGATACTAACGGAAATCTTACAGCAAATACATTTAGTGGTCTAGCAACAACGGCTGTTAGATTACAAGTTCCAACAGGAGTTCCAAATCAGTTTGAATATAGAGCTGCAAGTGTAGCATCAACCGGTGCAGCAGAGCCAAATACTGTTGGCGTTAGAGATGCAACAGGAAGATTACATGCTTCTGAATTTGTAGGACCGTTAAACGGTATTGCAACATCTGCAGATGTATTAACAACTCCAAGAACAATTACATTTACAGGAGATGCTTCAGGAAGCGCAGTATTTGACGGATCATCAGATGTTAACATCAATTTGTCAACAGTTAATAATGCAGTTCAACTAGGAGAAGATACTGCTGGTATATATGTCGCTAGTGTTGCTACAAGAAGTGGTATAGAAGGACAATATCTTAACGTTTATACTAATAACGATCAAGAAGGCACACCGGTAGAATCTGCTGTTATAACATTAGGACTAGATATTGCTACATCAAATGATGCAAACAAGATTGTAGGAAGAGACCAGTTTGGTAGCTTTGCAGCAGAAGATATTACTGCTGATGGTAAGTTCTACGGACAAGTTAACGAAGCAGGAACAACTAAAGATGGTTACTTTGCTAATTTATATTGTGATAACTTTAGTTTTGCAAACGAAGGTACACTTGGTATTAGTGGCGGCGGAACAGGAGCAACTACAGCACCTAATGCTAGAACTAATTTAGGTGTTTACAGCACAGGCGAAGTTGATAGTTTAATTTCTGGACTTAATAGTGCAATTAGCGGCATCAGCTCAGATCAAATTGTAAGCGGTACTACTAATGCAACAGTTGCAACCGGAGTAATGAATGTAACTATAAACGGAGCATTACATAGTAGATTTGATGCAGATGGTATTACACTTTCATCAGGCAATTTTGTTGGTACAGCAACATCAGCAACATTTGCTGACTTAGCAGAAAAATATTCTACAGCAGAAGAATATCCAGTAGGTACAGTAGTTGAAGTTAGTACTGACGAAGATACTGAAATGGCACTAGCAACAGCAACAGGCGTTGTAGCAGGTGTTATATCAGATAAGCCAGCATATTTAATGAATGCAGAAGCAGAAGGACAAGCAGTTGCACTTAAAGGACGAGTTCCAGTTAGAATATATGGCCCTGTTAAGAAAGGCGAAGCTGTATATGTTTATCAAGATGGCCTTGCAAGTGTAGACGGTGAAGGTGATTTAGTAGGCGTTGCATTGCACAGTGATGAAAGCAATGACGGTGAAAAATTGGTTGAAGTATTCTTAAAAGTTTAAAAACTTGCCAAAATAAAAAAGGCGCAATGCGCCTTTTTTTATGACTTGTAGTACTTTATATGCGTACTTAATTAGATAGCGTGTATGACGCTTATATAAGCTCTAAGAGGTGGTTTTAATGCAAGTCTTCCCACGCACTACCTGTATAAACTTGTAGTTTAGTAGTTGTAGTATTAAATATAACCATACCTGCTTCAGCAGTTAAACCGTCTCTAGTAGTACTATCCATGTTAGCAAACTTAACAGGCATAGTAATAAAGTTTGCTACATCGTTGTTAATAATTGCTTGTGTTGTATAGTTATTATCGTCGTCTTCTTCTGCTTCAACTCCAATAGTACCATTATATTGTGTTAGTACTATTTGTGCTAGTGTTGAAGCGCCGTCACGTCCGGATACAACTAATCCGCCATCTGTGTTTGACATTTCACCTAGAACGGCTAAGTCATAATTACAAGTAACACCGGATTGTATTTCTAAACTAATAAGAGGATTAGTATCGTTTGATGCTAATGTATTAGTATATACTGCACCGGTTCTTGCAAGTGAGTCAAAGTTTTGAAACACAAGTGGAGTAATATGTGTTTGTGGATTTAATGGTGTGCCTCCTGTATCTCTAGGAGAACCAATAAATAATTCTTGATCAATAAATGCAGTTGAGTTTGCTCTAAACGTAGGAACTACTGCAACTTCACTTGAATCTGCAGAATCAATAGTATTAGTAGTAATGTTACCAGTTATGTCGCCGACAAATGTAGCAGTAACAGTACCTGTAATTGCTGATCCAGAAATAGTACCTCCGACTGCATCTATTAATAATGTAGAATCATCTGCAAATATTGAACCTGTAACATCACCTGTGTGATATCCTGTTGTGTTACCAGTTACATTACCTGTAACATTACCAGTTACATCACCAGTTAAGTCGCCTGTAACATTACCAGTTACATTACCCTGAACTGTACCAATATAGTTAGCATTAGTTCCGTCGGTACCTGGATTAAGAATAATTGTTTCGTTTGCTGATCTAACATAGCCACTTAAATCACCACTTACATTTCCTGTTAAATTACCAATTAGTGTATTATTAATACCATCAATAATTAGGGTGCTATCGTCGCCGAATACAGAACCTTTAACATCACCTGTATGGGTTCCTGTTGTGTTACCAGTTACATTACCTGTAACGTTACCAGTTACATCACCAGTTACATTACCTGTAACATCGCCAGTTAAGTTGCCATTAAATTCATTAGCACTTACGTCTACCATTACAGACGAATTATCAGCAACTACATCTGCATTTACTGCTACTGCATCTACTTGTCCGTCAACAACTAAACCAGTAAAGTAACCATTATTCCAACGTGCATTCATTGCACCGATGTTATGTGTAGAATCTGCGTTTGGAGTTAAAGAGCTTGTTATCTTTGCAGTAAAGTCTACAGTATCGGTGTTAGCATCGTCACCGATGTTAATGTTGCCTGTTGCTGTAACTGTTCCGTTAATGTTAATATTACCTGTTCCAATAATATCGTTACCATTAAGGTCTAAGTTTTGTTGTAAATCTATTGTTGAATTGATTGTGTCAGCAGTAATATAACTTCCTAATACTGCGCCTGCGCTGTCTGTAAGTTTTAAACCGCCCGCTGTTGAACCGTCACCTATGTATAGTGCGTCGGTGTCAGTTACATATATAAGTTCGCCTTCGGCGAATACTACACCACCGCCTGCGGTACGTTCAGCATCTGTGCCACGTCTGATCTGTAATGCCATTCTAGTTAACTCCTGATAACATATTTATTTGTTATTAGTATTTATCCGATTGCGCCGGAATGGCTACTTTCTTAATTTAAGGAATTTTCTAGTTCTATTAGTAATGTCTTGTTTAACTTTTAAAGTATCAAGACGAAAATCTACATTTTCAATACTATCTGAGTATTGAGCGAACAGTTCATCTAAGGATTTTTCTAAATCCTCTACTTTTTGATTATTTCTTTTAACGTCAATATCCCATATTTTACCATCGACAAACGAAACACGAATCGAATGGAGGTATTCGAGAGGAACTACATCAATTTCGATGTCCTCAAATACCTCTGGCCAATGATTAATTGCTTCCTGGGGTAATTTATTCGACTTCTTGGGCACTGGCTTTGGACCTCTTTTTCTTCGTAGGTACCAACTCCTCTGCTTGTTCGCGTAAAGACTTTGCTTCTTTAAACAAAGCGTCAGCTTGCGAACGATATTGAGCAGCCAGTTGTTCGTCTGTTATAATGCCATCGTTAGTAGAAGTGTAATCGGATACTGGATCAGTTGTGGTAGCAACTGGTTGTGTAGTTGTACCGTCAGGACCTTTAAGTGCTAGGTCTGCTACTGTAACTCCTTTTTGATCTGCAATAACTTGATTTAGTTCTGATAATAAAATTTTTGTTTTAGTATCTGGAATCATCTCAATGGTTTCGGATGCTACTTTAATTATCTTACCGTATCGTACAAATGAAGAAAGCATATTACTACCGTCAGTAAGTTGTGTTCTATGCATTGCTTCTGCAAGTTCGTATGCATTTTGGCCAGCATTAGATTCTATTAATGTCATTAATGTATCATGATCGGCCGCATCAAGTTGTTCTGTTCTAACAACTAAGCAGTTTTCTGGTTCACCCGGAACTACTCTATATGCAACTGCTACTTTTCTTCCTGTCTTTACATCTCTTCCAATATGTTTTAGAGCCATAATTTACTCTCCTTTAACTTCTTCCTTTTTAGGTTCTTGTTGTGCTTGCACTGCACCTAAGAAAGATTCTAGTTTATTATAAGTTTGACCCACAACTGCCATTTCGTTTGCACGGAATGCGCCTCTTGAACTTGCTACATCAATAATTTGCTTAATAGCGTTAAGATCTGTAACAGTTAATTCTGCGTTTACTTGTCCTTCAGCTTGTGGTGCTTCGGGTGCAGGTGCTTGAGTTTTTTCATCAGCCATTTTAGATTCTCCTTTAATATTAATAGTTATCTGTAAATGTTTACTTATACTTTAAAAGTGGACACGCCAGCATGAAATATGCTAGTTCTCGACCTTCTTCAAATCCTACTTTTATATGTGTATTCATTTGATTTTTAGAATCTAAATCAACAGACTTTGAAACATAATATCTGCCTTTAAGATTCTTTCCAATCCATTTATTTAACGAATCTTCTATATTGTAGGTGTAAGGAATGGTTATAGATTCGAAATACGGAGGCATAGTTGTTGCTCTCCGTATATTGAAGAAATTTAATGCATTAGGTTCTTTTAACTTATGCACTTGCTTCCTCGTAGTGTACAGTAGTACCAAAAGGCGCCTGTATGTTTTTATCATGGTGTGAATGAATTAAGAATACAGTATCACAATAATCTTCATCGCCCCAACTATCCCAGGCATATCCATCTGTGAACATTAAGAATTTTTTAGGAACATAATTTTGTTCTTTCATGTATTCCCAGTTCGCCATAAAGTCGGTGCCACCACCGCCCATAATTTCATAGTCTAGTAAGTCTTCGCCACCGTCTGCACTATAATCGTGTTCATTGTAAACTTGAGTATCAAAACACCAAATTTTAATATTATAGTCTTTGTATTGATCCATAATACCTTTAACTTCACCTAAGAAGTCTTGTGCCTGTGCATTACCAATTGAACCTGACATATCAAGTGCAATAGCAATATCAATAGTTTCGTCAAAATTCTGACCTGGAAGTATTGCACCAGTGTGCCACGCTTTGCGTGAAGGACGCTGGAAAGTAAAATCGTTTTTAATTGTACTTTGAATCTGTTGTTGAAGAATTTCTCTCCAATTCATTTTAGGTTCAGTTAACTCTTTAATCATACGAGCAACCTCACCTGGAACATTGCCTGCACCTGCGGCTTGTGCTGCCTGCATCATGCCTTCTTTAATTTCGTCTTTGATCTTTTGAAGCTGTTCTTTTGAGTACTTTGGTTTTTTCTTACTTACAGCATTACCGTTACTATCTTTTTCTTCTCCGTTGTCAGAAGTTTGGCCATCATCGCCTTCACTTTCTAAGTGCTCGTCTAACAACTCACCTAGTTGCTCTAAGAATTCTTTACCATTCTTTTCTGCTTCTTTGTATAAATCGTCGTAAACTTCTTCAGCACTCCACTTATCATATTTAAAGTCTTGGAAACAATCAACAAGTTTAGGCTTCTCACCAATTCTATCTCTTACAAGAATATTGTTTACAAGATAATCTGCGGCAATATTAAATAACATAGGATCTCTATCGCCTCGACGTCCTAAGTGATCAAATACGCAGTGTAGAATTTCGTGTGCAATAACAAACTCAATTTCTTTGTTTGACATTGCATTAAAGAATTGTGTATTAAAATATAAATTGCGACCATCTACTGCGGCAGTAGGTAACCAATCATCTGCTGCCATAATACGTAAACGAGTTGCCATATTACCAAAGAATGGATGACGTAACAATAAGCCAACTCGGGCAATAATAATACGTTCCATTACATCAACACGCATTACTTCAAGTTCTTCAGGAGTAATATTAGGATCTGGTTGCCAAAGTTTAGTGCCCGCTACGCTCATATGCTATGTCCTCTATTTTGTTACTATACTAATAGTATACAGTATTTACAGGAAAAGTCAAGTAAAAATGGACGATTTTGATGAGATCGTCCAAACTCAATACCGATTAAGACTGTTGAGCAGCCTTAATGAACTTGCCAAAACGCTCGTGGAATTCATCAAAACATTCTACTTCGTCTGGATCGATTGGTAGTGAATATTGTGTAAGTGCAAGTTTCATGCCCATTACAACCAATTCAGTTTCGAAGTTATCCATTGCAAATCGTAAAAAGTTGTTAACTTTGTCGTCAAACTTTTTATCGTTTGCATCTGATGCTTCTTTAAGTTCGTAGCAAAGTGAAACAGTGAGGGAATACATAGCACTGATTTCTGTCTGTTTCAACTCTTTAATTTTACCTTCCAAAATATCAGTTGGGTTAGGCATAGAGCTTGCTACTTTTCGGTGTGCCATAAATTTAATTGCAAGACCTTCGCCAATAGCACCTGATACAAGATCAGTAGTTGCGCTTTCGTCTAGGTCATCTTCTAGCAATTCTGACACAAACGACCAAGAACGAGGCGTTGCAAATGAACGACTTGGGCTCTTAGGATCGAAATCGTATAAATCTTTTTTACTAAATTGTAGGAAACCTACAACATCTCTGTGAATTCTATGTTCAGTAGCCCACTGGAACCAGTCATCAAAGTTAACTGCAAGTTCTAAGTGAACAAATCGGTTAGCTAACGGAGCCGGCATACGATATGTAACACCTTTATCAGCATCACGGTTACCTGCCGCAACAATAAGAACATTGTCTGGTAGTACATATTGTCCTACCTTACGGTTAAGAATCAACTGATATGCTGCCGCTTGTACTGCTGGCGCTGCCGAATTCATTTCGTCTAAGAACAAAATAATGTTTTTATACTTTGTTGCCATTTCAGCAGTTGGAAGTTCTGCTGGAGCAGCCCATACCATTGCGTTATCGTTTGCAGAGTAATATGGAATACCTTTAATGTCAGTAGGTTCCCATAATGACAAACGAATGTCAATTACATATGCTTCCATGTATTCACCAATTTGGTGAACAATATCCGATTTACCAATTCCTGGAGGACCCCATAGGAAGATCGGACGTTTTTTCTTAAGTGCATGTTTAATGCTATTTTTTGCCGAGTTCGGGCTTACAGTGCGAGTTGCTACATTTTCCATAGTATTTTTCCCTCTTGTGGTACAGTGCTAAATTTCTTACTATACATATAGTATACACTCTACAAGTTAAATGTCAAGTGTTTTTGATAATTTTATTTGGATTTTTCTTGGCGATTCATAGCCTTAGTTAGTCCATACTTACGTAGATCTCCGCTAAAAAGGTGCAATTCCATTGCTTTCTTTTCGCTTGTTACATGTATAGCTCTATTACTAAGGTAATAAGGACAATCAATAAAGTTGTCTAAAAAGATAATAACTTGTGTAGTTATGGGCATATCTTTTGGAAAAGGAATTTCATATGTTGCTAGTTCTATTTCAGTTAATACATCAAATCCGGCGTCTGTTAATCTTAGTCCGCCTGCTTCTCTAGTATTCTTCCACCATAACGGCAAATATTCTTTAACTGTAATATCGTTTGATGTTTTACCTAGCTGATTTAAGAATATTTTTGTATACGTATCTTTCCAGTTCATTGCTCTTCTATTTCTAATTCACCTTGCGATAACTTATATACCGCAAATTCATCAGTATTAAACATGTCGTTTAATTTCTTTGCAAGGTTATGTGCGTGTCCGGGATTAGAGAATGATACCTTTTTATATTTAGGTCCTGGATAATTTGTAATTGAATTCAAGCTCTTAAGATTGAAAGGCTTGCCGTTGTAGAACACAGCCCAGATGGCTTCTGCATCTAGGACTTGTTCGGCCCTATAGGTCTTTTTATCTATGTGTTCTAGCAATACGGTGGGTTTTGGCCTACTCATATACGTATACTCCTTAAAATTATATACGCATATATTTATCTTTTTTTGAGGTTATCTACGTAGTTTATTTCCAACCAGATCCGCCATCTAAGCGAACTTCTACAGGCTCGTTTGAGCCTGCATTATCTTTTACGTATCTTTCTAGGTCACCTTCAAGCCTTGCCATAACAATACCTAATGTATATGCTAGATTTTTTGCTTGTTGAAGATTAAGTTTTACTTCTCGAGCATTGCCCATATCTGCACTTTTTACTTGCGATATAAACTGTTGTATACTAGAAGTGTTTAATGGTTCATTTTGCATTTGCTTTACTCAATGCTTGTCTCATTTCAATATCAGTCTTAAACGGTCCTTGAGTTTCATAACGTTCTACAGTTATTAGTTTAGGACAAAAAGATTTAACCCAACCTTTTTCGAAATGAATAATAAAGTATCCTGCACAATACAAACTTTTTGATTGCTCACTTTTTGTAAATAAAGAAAGTTTACGTTTTACATCAAATAATGGGTTATATGGATCTGTACTAGTTGGAAATCCGTATACGTTTCTTTCTTTAGGTGATTCTATTTCTTCGTTAACTTGATTAAAGAATACACCGTTTCCGAATACCTTCTTTAATGCACGTTCGCTATCAAAGTATTTTGTCCCTTCAGGACCGCTGAACATAAATTTATCTTCAGAAATACTTAAAGTACCAACTCGAACACCTTCATCTTCAAGGATCCAAAATTTATCTTTAAGAATTGTTTTTGTTTTAATCATTTAGGGTACCTCGCTTGTAATGGTTCTGCAAAACTCGCTGCCTGGTCTGCAATACGTTGCATATCCCATTTAGCACAGAACTTCATAAGACGCATACCAACTTGTGTAATGTCTTTAGGTTCTACTTCTGCAATAGTGTTATTAATTATCTCTTTAATTTCTGCAGGTTGTGCAGATAAATCGCATAGTACAACATTTCGATTATAATCATCTAAGACACGATGTTCCACACCGTTATGATCGACCCAACGCTGTAGCATAAGATTATTCCAGTTATAACCTTTCGCGGACTTATCGTCATATGCTTCCAATAGGCCAACTTTATTCTTTGTACCTTTCTTACGAACGCCTGGATAAGCAGAGAAAACATTGTCACTTGTATCACCTCGCATACATTTTTCAAATAGTAGCCATTGCGGATCGGGCGCAGGCTTTACTTCTTTAGTTTTTTTATCTATAACAGGTTCGCCTTTATCTGTAAAGTAACCTTCGTGTGTAATAGTTGTATTACTAACACCATTGTATTGTTTTACGTTAGGAGCAATAAGTTGTGCAAAGTCACCGTCAGTACTAATTATAACATGATCATCGTTAGGATGACTTTGCACCCATCCTGCAATTAGATCATCTGCTTCTAATTGTGGATGTCTGATCATTGTACAGTTAGTTTTTGTACTGACAAAATCTTTAAATTCGTCAAATATCTCCAAAACACAGTATCTTCTTCTTGCTGTGTAGGAGTCATTGCATCACGAGTTTCTTGTCTGTTACGCTTGTACGGCTCGTAATAGTCTTTACGCCAGCTACGTCCTTCTAAGCAGAACACAACATGATCTGCATTAAAGTCTGTCCAAGCCTTCTTAACACTATTAAGCGTAATGTGTAACGCCATACCTACTTTAGTATCTAGGTCGCCACGTACTACGTGTCGTGCTCTAAAGAAAGTATTTGCTGTATCAACTAGTATGTAAGTTGCCATTTAATTCCTCGTCAATATAACGTTTTAATTCGTGGTCACCAACATCTTCAGGTATCTCATTCTTGTAAAATAATCGATAACTATCACTGCCGTATTTTCCAATTCCATATAACATTGTAGCATCGTTTCCGTCCCATGTCAAGAAGTCTTCACTCATTTTACGCAAACGCTTTTCTCGCACATTTACCATTCCTAACGGTTGTATAATACTCTTAATTGCTTCAGATGTTGTATTAAGTAGTTGTATTGGTGTAGGACATAGTACAAAAAGAGCAGGAAGAACACGCTTAACTTGCTTTCGATTAGTTTGATTTAGGCAGATAACACTAACCATATGTTGCCATACAGTAGATACTTGTTGTTGCACCATTAGATCGTCACGCATTAATCATCTCCGTCTAACCACGGCTGATACCATGCTTCCCAATCCATATTAAAACTTTCGTCTTGTTCAGCATAGTGTTTTGCTTCTTCTAGTAGTCCTGGATGTTGCTCTAGCATTTCACGGAAGTAGCCTGCTTGTTCTTCACTTGCTTCTTCACGCATTTCCTCATCATTTTCTTCGTCTGCCGCAATCCAACTATCCCAAGCGGCATTGTGTGCATCTTCATTTAGATCGAAAATAAGATCATATACTTCTTCTTTAGTTCTCATGATACTTCACTTTTACCTTTGTCAATTGGAACAACATTAATATAGCCGGCACCTCGATCTGTATCCATGCCTTCTTCTTCTAGCATATTATACACAATATCACGGAACCAACGATCTACAATTTGTTCGTCAAGGTCTCCGTCTTCACCGTAGCCTGCTTTTTTAAGATCTTTAATAAAATATTCATTCCAGTCCATTTCAAAAAAGCCATTGCGTACATTGTCTTTGTTTACTTTTACATCTAGTACACTTATCCAAGGCTCTTTACGCTTAGTAGCATAAGCCTTAGGATCTTTTTTCTTTAGAACTTGCATAGATTCTTCTTCGACTCGTGCCTTTTCTTCAGCAATACGAGCTTCTTCCTTGTCAAGTCCTGTTATTTTTTTAAAGAACTGTTTCATAGTCCTGCCTCCCTTACACGATCTTCAAGAGTTTCTTGTTTCTTTTTAGATCGTTTAGTTTCTTGTTGTTTAAAATCATCTGGATCAAACGCATTCTCAAGTCCCCCACGCATTTCCGAATAAGGAGATGTGGAGTCTTGGGGTAAATCGCCATCCTCTTTCCATACACGCTTCTGCGACTTCTTGAACATTGAGATTATACTCTTCCGAACGTCCGCCCAGCGGCATAAGATATACTGGACACTCGACGCCTCCGTCACGATATGCTTGAACAGCTCTTGTAACTTCTTCAAAATCATCTTGACTAGCGACAACAAACTTGAGATAAATGTCACTACCGTCAACACAAGTATACTCATAAGCCACACTAGGCTTAATAGCAGTTTCCCAAGGTTCTCCGCTAACACTAAGTTTTGGGGAACAACTCCAAGTGACT